AAAGAGTAATGGCAAGATACAAAATTGATTACGAAAACTGGTCAAAAGAAAACATCAAAGAATTAGGAATACTCCTAAATGAATTGATGACTACTTTGAGTCGTTGTTATGCAGGTGGTGATGAAGAGGCTTCTTGGTTAAGACAATTTGAATCTGATCTTGATAAATTAATCAACAAAGCATCCATAGATGACGGTAATGGGAATATGCAATGAGCAAAGAAAACAAAACACGATTTAGCCTATTTTCTATCCCCGAATTAATGGATCTAAAAAATGGGTTAGGATGGGCTTATTCAGAGGGCTCTGGTGGGGATTTTTATGCAGAATTAACAAACGAAATTTTGAGAGAATTGGAAAACAAAGGCGAAATAATCAAGTCATGGGAATGGCGATGATTGTTTGTTGATTCATTCGGTAATTAACATTAGTTGAGAAACATAATTCATTGAGTCTTTTCAGAAAGTCAGACTATGCAAGAAAGCCTGAAACCATACACAGGACAAAGCATCCTACACAAAATAAAACAAAGAAGCATCACTGCTCACAATGCCAGAGGACTGACGCAAAGCTGTACTATATCACAGACAAGGAAAAGAGATGGCTCTGCGATGTATGCCTCCAGAAACACAAGAACAAAAATAGAAAAGAGCCTCCTAACTTTGTTACAGCTAAAAAACTAAACACAGGTTGGCTAGAATAGAGTCAACGTTCTACCTTGCTGGTTTTATCAGGTACAACAAAATTACACGCAACGACGGAACAGTTGAGAAGGAATTAAAAATCTGGAAATGGTGGATACCTCTTTGATCTGCAAAAAGTGCAAGTCAGTAAGGTCAGACAGAAAGACTTGCAGAAAGTGCGAGCCTTTCTATAATTGAGTAAATCAGTTCAGCACTTGTCAAGCATCACAATAAACGATGAGTACAGAACGCCTGATAACAGGTTGACTGAGGCTTTCAAACACTACAAGATATTTCCAAAGCTTGACGTATGTACATCTGACGAGTTTCAAAAATACACTAATGTCTTTGAGAGATACTACACAAAAGAAGATGACGCTCTGACAAAACAATGGACTGAGGATTTCTTCATGAATCCTCCATACTCCAGAGTTTATGAATTTATGAAATACGGATTTGAACAGCACAGAAAACACAATGTTTCAGGTATTGCCTTGACATACTCCAAGACAGACACAAAATGGTGGCACGAGTTTGTTGAGGATATAGCCGAGGTGCACTTTATCAAGGGAAGGATAACTTTCTGGAATGCAAACTTTAGATGTGAACATCCAGCCCCATATCCTAGCTGTTGGATTATCTGGAGAAAACATGGGTAATCAAGACTATCACAGGCTCTCACCTGTATACCGATTCGCAACTGAATTCTGCAAGATTGCAAACATCCCATTCCATTTCAAGGTGGACTCTGGGAACTACGAGACAGCGATAATCTTCAACGAGTACACAAAATCATACAGAAGACCAAAAGAAAACGAGAGATGGGAAGACATCAAGTATCCCGATGTAATGATATGCCCAGACATCTCATGTTATGATGCAAAAATTGTTTTTGAGTATGAAGAGGAGACAGGAAACAGAAGATCAGGCGCAAAGATGGCAAAGAAGGGTCACGGTCACGAGGGTGATGACCCAACAAAAAAAGATTCCAGGCGAAACGAGTTTTACAAATCAAACGGCTTCAAGCTGTTGCGAATCTGGGAATCAAACAAGCTTTGGAGAATAACCGTAGTAGAATTCATCATCTCCTGCTACAGGCAAAAAATAATAGACTCTATGCCATGAGTGACACATACCACTGCGAGCAAGAAAATTGTTTCTGGACAGGATACAGCCCTATGGCACTATCACAGCACACATCAAAGATGCACAAGAAAATATTTGAATTCATCAAGGTTTGCAGAAAACTGGAAATTGTCAACATCGAATAATGGCTTGCATTGGTATTTGCGAAAAGTACAAGACTACAAATCGTGCCATAAACGGCTCATTATACAAACAGGGAACAAAAAGATGCAATGGGTTTTGCTACATCAACATTGACTGGGATGGATTGTGGTGTCCGTGCTGTGGCATGAGGCTGAGAATGAGACCACGTTCATCAACAAGCCGTAAGAAGGCACTAAAATCATGAATTGTATCAATATTTACTGTGGGGTTGAGCTTCCTCCATACAGGGAGAAAAAAAGACTTTGCATCAAATGCACAGGCAACCAGTTCACAAGCCCGATTATTTACAAGTGTACAGTATGCGATAATAAGATTTCATTGCTTGGAATGAAAGGGCTTCCCAAAAAGTACTGTTCAATTAAATGCAGTAAGAGAGCAAGTTTCAAGAGAAAGTTAAACGTAACTCGTAAAGAATATGATCTATTTTGCATGGAATGCAACGCTACTTTGCCGTTAGGAACACACAAAAACAAGTCTTACTGCAAGAAATGTCTAATATTACACAGGAAGTACTACCAAAGAAGTCGTCATATCTCAAAGACAATGAAAACAAAACTGGATAATTTTTACAAGAACATCAGAATCAACTTCATTCAATCCCCATATTTGACTACAATACAATGAACTCTCAAGCGTGTGAACAGCTAGCCAAGGAAGACGGCTCAGTTCACGGCAGGATAGTATACTCTTGGGGAGAGTGTCCATACTGCACCACATACTGCAAGTTTCACGTTCAGTGGATTTTGGATCAAGGATGGGACATAATCCCAGATCATACAGACGGAATGTGTGCAGGAAACAAATGCAGTCACGTGAACATATTTTCTAGTGCCAGAGTAATAAAACCTTAAATATTATTACCTAAAAAAAGGCAATACTTTTTAGGTATGTGACAAAATAAAACATGGCGAAAAATGGGCAGACCAGCTTGGTATGATATCGAAATGAGAGGCAAACGGTTAGAAGCCATATCAAGACAGATGAATACAAAGGCATGGGAATTTCTAAGGAAAAATGACATTGAAAGCGCATGGGCATACATAGACAGGATGATAAAGATAGAAAATATAATGCAGCCATACGTTGAACAAATGACAGGGGTTAAGAAATTACTGGCAAGGGCAGAGAGAAAGCTTGAAACCTCCGTTTATTCATGACATTTCCAGACTACGAGGTCTTTTAGAACAAAAAACAGACAGTTCAGGCTTACCAGAGTTACCTACAAACATCTTCCAGTGGATTGCAAAGGCAAGACCATACATAGGAAGGAGAAAGAGAAACTTTGATCTTTTCCCGTATTGGATTGACATATACGAGGATAATCACCCATCAATAATGGTAAAGGCAGCAAGACAGACATTCAAGACCACAACATGCACTGATATCATAGCGTGTGGGGCAACATCAAATCCAGGCGTTGAAATATCATACGTGGCTGACAACGATGCACACAGGTCAGCCTTCTCAAGGCAGAGGCTACGAAGGGAGACATTTCAGTCAAACCCTACACTAAACCAGTTCCTTCCTTATGGCAGGGCTGCAGTAACTGAAATTAATTTGCTTAATAACGCGGTAATCTATCTACTAACTGATGAAGGGGAATACAAGGCAGTCGAGGGAAAATCAAATCACCTACTTGTCTGTGACGAATACCAGTATCACGAGGTACAGTTTCTATACAAGGCACTATACACACTTTCTCAGACTCACGGCAGATTTTACGGGTTTGGTATCGGTGGGGAACAGGGAAGCCCATACGTTGACAACTGGGAAAAGACTGATCAAAGGGAATGGGTATACGATGATCCTGACTGGAGAAACAAGCTAGAGTTTGACTCAAAAGGGGACATAACCAACCCAAGCAAGGAATTAAAATCAATATTGTCTGGAAGATGGGTGGCACAAAAGCCAGAAAACACCCAGTTCAGAGGGTACCACATACCTCAAACAATCGTACCCACAATTCCAGAGACTATCGAATCAGCTATCCATGACTATCACGTACAGCCCCAACTATCCATAGAATACCAAAGAAGGTACTTTCCAAAATCCATCTATCTATCCCATACGCTAGCTGAAGACTACAAGGCAGAAAGAAGGCCAATCACTCCAGAAATGATACGCTCATGCATGGATGCACAGTTCTCATTGTTATCACCTGATGAAGTATTGGAGTTAAAAGAGATATACGGAAACAAGGTAAGAATAACAGGAGGCGTTGACTTTGGATCAAGCACTGCAACACCGACTACAGTACTGTCAGTTAACATCCATTACAGGGATTCCAACAGATACCAGATAGCCCACATCGAAAAGATTCCACAGTCAAGCCATCCAATGGACAAGGCAAGGCATATCGTAGAGGTATTCAGAAGTTATGGTGTTGATTTTGCTGTAGGAGACTGGGGACACGGACAGGACATGATTCCTTTTGTCCAAGATGGGGGTAGAGACTCACACGATATCCCATTTGAGGGATTATCAAAAAATAAGTTTCAAGGCTGTAGAACCATAGGCGACCCCACAAAGCCCTTCTCAGAGTTCACAGAGGACATAACAGAAGACGGCAATACTGAACTATCAAAGATAACAATAGACAAGACAACTACAATACAAAATTTCATAGATTTGTTTGGCAAGTATACATCGCACCCACTTTATCCATCTGATGAGTCATTGAAAAAGCCAGTTTACATCATACCCTCCAAAAACGACTATGAGATTGACTTTATCCTAACAGAATGGCCAAAGCTGATCCGTGTTGATCTCTTGGAGAATCCAGAGGATGAGGAGGAAAACAGAAAGCAGAACGTCAAAAAAGAGTTCTCACATCCGCCTGACTCTCTTATGAGCCAGATATACTGCTTTGTAGCTGATAACAACTATCAGGACGATAATTTTAAAATAATACCAGTGAGAAGGAAAAGGTGACTTTGATGAACAATAACACGTTAACTGAGGATGATTTCTACCATGAGGCTGCCGACCCGTACGAATCTGGATATATTAAACAAGAAGTAATAGACATTTGTTTAGAAAACCAAAAGATAGTAGAGAGACTGAAAGAACACATAAAAAAATATGAAAATATATCTATTGGGAACACATACTCTATGATTAGATTGGATGAACTTCGAAGCATACTAGACGTAGAGGATGCCAATCGATATAAGTAAGTGTCCCATTATTACAGTATTGAAGGCTCCACACTCGACCTGGTGAAATACGGTCCTAGACTATGGGAGTGGGAGATTGTAATCGTAGCGGATTACCTGTGGGAGAAATCCCATATCGACCAAAGCAGGTTACCCACTGTTACAATAACGAGGCGTCCAGGTTACGCCTACCTTCTTACATTGGCTTTGGTAGTGCAATGGTTAGCATACAAGACTGTGAATCTTGTGATGAGAGTTCAATTCTCTCCCGAAGCCCACTTAACATTATTACAGGAAAGTACCAAATGAAAGGTTTATGCAATACTCTTAAATAACGAAAACCGCTAATAGCAACACAGGATGCGTTGTCTTGGTTATAAATCAGGTACGGGTTGCAAGAAAATAACGCGAAATCCAGACGCATTTAACTGGGTAGAATGGCAATTGTGTTTTGAGTGCGCTAATATCTTACATGCTATACACTATCAACACCAGCCAAGGAGGGGCACAGGTGGCAAGTATCTCAAGGAGCTGGAAGTAAACAGCCTCATAGCGCAATATTGACACTTTAAAACTATTTAGTAAATTATAATCATGGGTGGTTGGGCTAGCAGGCTGAAGATGGGTTTAGCAAATATGCTGAATATCAATGAACCTCTCAGCCATAGTACACACCCACGATATTCTACAAACTTAGATGTAAATGAAATTCAAATGGCAATGTCTGGATTCTCACAACCGATACAAGGACCAGAACTGTCAACTGCTGGCGCATACTCTCGTGAAGGATACACATCTAGAACTTTTCTAATTCCAACAGTACCGTTTTCACAGCAAGTGTACTATGCACAAAGAGACGAAGATGTACAAATTACAATGAATAGACTTTCATCCCAAATCACGGGTGGTGAGCATTACTGGAAGTCTGAATATAAGGCAATACAGGACATGATGACACAGTTCTCAACGGATATAGATTTTGACTGGATAGACACAATTCTAGTAAAGGAGTTATTAGCTTACGGAAATTCTGTCTGGAAGCCAAGGCTTGGCATATCACAAATAAGAAACCGTGACGATCTGCTAAACATACCTATTTCATCTTTTGTAAGAATCTGGATAGACAGACAACGAAGACCGTACAAGTTTGAGTTTAGGGGCTCTGAATGGCAGGGATACCACAATTCTGAAGATATCATGCATTTCTCTTGGAACCCAATTAATGGCTCCTTGTTTGGCACTGGTTTTATGACTTCACTTGTAGCCACACGAGAATTCACGGAATTAACCCCCACAGGACAGAGACAAAAAATGCTTCCCTCACTAATGGACAGAAAATATTCAACAACGATGAACATGCATCTTACTGAAAGAAGATACACGCCTCACAACGTATATCAAACAACAACTGCCAGTGCTGCAGAAAGGGCACAATTATCAGCAGATGTTGCAGACTTGGAGACAGGTGAGGATATAGTAGTAGGAAGCAAAGTGGAAGTCCAGGAATTAGGGACAAGCGCAAGGGCGTTTAACCCATCACAATTTACTGATTTGACACAAGGCGCAATATTCAAGGCATTAAACTATTTTGGTGGTAAGCAGGGAAGCGAATCATCACACCAGTATGCAAACGCAAAGACATCAAAGGAGCAGGACGAAATAGGGCTTGCATCATTTCCACTTGCAGTCACACGACAATTAATAGAAAAACTGTTCCAGCCTTGGTACGAGCAGAACGGAGGCACATACGACATGAATTATGGTGGTGGCTTTATCACCATACCTTGGAAAGAGGCAAACCCTGAGCTTAACTTTGGAAGGGTTCAGAAAAAAGACTTGGAGACAAAGGACATGATAGCGTTAATTCAGCTGGCATCACAGACTGGTGCAGTTCAAGATCCTATCGAGATGAGAAAATTACTGGAAGACGCAGGACTTGGATTAACAAAAGAAATGACAGACCAGATGAATACAATGTACAACCCACAGGGTGCAGTATACCCACCAAACTTTAACACTAATCAGGCTGACCAGTCACCAAGACCACAGGATAATCAAAACTATTCAACAGACGCGTCACCTTCACAGACAAACTCGTACAACCCACAGCCATCAAAAATCAACTTTACGAGTCTGGAATTTGACACGGAAGAGGACAAGACAAGATCTGAAACAGAGAAACTTAAATTCGAAAACCAAAAGAAGATTCAGGAAATGATTAAAAAATTGGAGGATGAATAATTGGCTCACCAGTTAAAATTCTTCCTTGACAAGGAACTCACAGAACCGTTAAAGAAACTGAAATTTCCCACTACTGAAATAGGTCACAGGTCTGAGATGATATTTTACATGGCAAACACATCAGAGAAATGGCCTATCCTTGAGATTAAACACAATAAAACCGATGAGGATGTCACAGTTGAGGACATACCACAGATTCTAAAGCCAAAGGCATCTGCAAAGGTAAAAGCCGTATGGAAGCCAACTGTAGAAACTGACGACCCTCTAAACGGAATACTTGACATAAGTAGTGAGCTACACGTTGGTAGCGAATGAGAGAATCTCTGAGCTGACAGAGCTCACAGATATTGATGATGCAGATATTATTCCAATAGTTGATGTTTCTGCTGGAGTCACAAAATTTGCAACACAAACAACAGTTAATTCAGGTTCAGTTCGAAGGCTTGCAAACCAGAACCGCCACATGGTTCAGAAAAACGGAATCACACTAAACAACCATAATTCTAACGGTCATTCAATAGTTACACATAACGGATTTGTTTATTCAGCAGCAATAAATAGTGCAAACCAAATCACTTTACAAAAATGGCAGTATACAGGTCAAGTATTAAATCGTCTTGAATCACAAGCAACATCGTTAACCATATCCAACACTGACGACAGCCATGATCATGTTGCAATAGGGTTTGATGATGCTGACAGGATGCACATAGCCTATGACATGCACACTTCTGCTTTGAAGATGGTTAGGATGCCTACAGCAAATTCAGTGCTTGGCACACCAGTGTCAGAAACACCGCTTGTCAATTCATCCAATGAAAGTACTGCAACATATCCAAGTTTCATGAAACGTCCTTCTGATGGAAAACTGTTTTTCATGTTCAGAAAGGGTAGCAGTGGAAACGGTACGGTTTATCTTTATGTTTTTGACTCTGGTGCTGGAACATGGGCAGCTGCAACAGGAACCAGCACAGACGGTCTTTTAGTAACATCAACAGATTCAGGCGGAGACGGAACAGTAAACGCGTACGGGTACGATCCAGCTTTTGTTGGTGATGTAGGAACTTTCAAAATGGTGTGGCGTGAGACAACAGCCGACACAACAAACAAGAATCCATTTGCCTTCAAGTATAACTTTTCAACAGGGGCTGTCACAAAAATGGATGGTACTTCACAGACGGTACCAATATCGACAGCAAATTGTGACACAATAGTCTCAAAGGCATCAGGCACATCACTGTCCGCAGCAATTCAAAAAAGGGACTTTGTAATTGATGGATTAGGAAACACACATCTTTTCATTTTGCATACTGATTCAAACTCGGTACAGAATTTATTTTACTACAAGCATACTGTTGGCTCTGGCTGGGACTCTGGGACACAGCTAACATTCAGGGTATCGCAGACATCAGAGATAAACACAGGTGTGTATCCTCTATTATGGGGAAATAGAATTTTCGTATTCTTCTGGCATCTTGAAACTACAATGTACTATCAGGTGATAGAATCAGATGATCTTGGTGCAACTTGGAGTCCACCATACACAGCTTTAACCCCAATGTGGAACAAGCACGCATGGAACATCAACAAGGAACACTGGGAATCAAACCACGAAATAATGAGGATGATGCAGTTTGAGGTCACAAACAACGATACTACCGTATCACATGACTTTAGATCAGCATTTATTGAATTCTGGGACCCTGTAAATTCATCAAGAAAGTTCGAGTATTCCACCGAAGGAATAATGTCGTTTAATGATATTTTGGTACGATCCATAGCAGGAAAAATATGTTTCTTCTCAGATTTGGACATGGAAAGACAAAGAATCAAAAACATGCTGATGTCTCCAAACGGATTAACACCATCTCAAATCACATCCAACCAGAACAACTACAACCCGACAGACTTTGCAAGCTATGGCGTGATCAGACTATCCAGCGACGCATCAAGAAACATCACTGGAATGGTTGCACCATCACCAACAGGAAACGTTGAAAAGACTCTGCATAATGTAGGCTCTTTTGATATTGTGCTTGTCAACGAATCTGCATCATCATCGGCTGCCAACAGATTCAGCTCAGGTGCAGACATCACAATAGCCCCAAACCAATCAGTAAGAATAATTTATGACGGAACAGCTTCAAGATGGAGATCACTATCAAGCACTGCTGCTGGCGGTGGCTTAGCAAATGTAGTAGAAGACACAACCCCACAGTTAGGCGGAAACCTTGACTTTAATTCATTCAAGGCAACAGGAGTACCAAACCCGACAGCAAACGACGAAATTGTAAACAAGGCTTACTTTGATGCAAACACCGAGACAGTCGGCGGAACAAAGGCAGCACGTAAAGTAATTGCAAGGGATGCCACAAACACAGGAAACGAATGGACACTACTAACCAATGACCATCTTTCAGGTTCAGCAGGTATTACATACGCAAACTTGCAACAAGTTTCTGCAACTGACAGAATACTCGGTCGTGATTCTTCTGGTGCTGGTGTAATCGAAGAGATAACCCCTGCTGCACTAAGAACAATGATAAATGTAGCAGATGGTGCAAACGCGTATACTCATCCAAACCATTCGGGCGAGATAACAAGCACTGGTGACGGTGCTCAGGTTTTGGATAAAACTGCAATTACAAACAGGACACAAGATAGACTACCAGATCTCCAAAAGGATCGTATACTAACATACGACGACTCCGCAACAGGGTTAAAATATGTTGATTTGATTGATGTTATAATAAACACTCTTGGATTCAAACGCGGTTCTGTTGGTGTAGCTTCAAACGATACAAGATTTTCAAACGGATGGCTAAGCTTCCCATCACCATCTGGTACCGAAACGTTTAGCATTGATGCTAGTGGTAGATATATGAACTATCAGCCAGCAGTGTCTACAGATGCAGATGGTGGATTAAGGGCAACTACCACAAACACAAACAGAGCCGACAGTGATCCAATTATCCAGTTTAAAATATACGTTGATAATGTAGCTAATACAAGATGGTTTTTTGGTTTCCAAAATTCTGCAACTGCACCGACTGGTGATGATCCGCTAGCTTCTGCTCACGGGGTAATGTTTGTAAAAAAGGCAGGTGCAGCAAACCTGTATATCGTATCAAATAACGCGACAACAAAATCAGAGGTATCTGTAATAACTACTTTAGCTAACACAACTGTATACACTATAGCACTTCGCTCAAGATCTGCTGGAACTATATGGGAGTACAGCATTGATGGGGGGGCATGGACTAGTGTAGGTGCCCCACTTCCAACTGCTACAACTGGATTATGCTGGTTTGCACATATTGAGGTCGATTCAGCCATTACTAGAAACTTGAGGATATATGGAATAGAGGGGTTATCTAAATGACCAATAAGATTTTTACAAACGCACCAGATGACACTACAGTTGTAAAGGCAGTAAAATACGATGATAACAGTACATCCACAGGTGGCATAATTGTGCGTATTGAAAAACCGTCAACAACAATAACAATAGAACAATGGGAAAACCTCTCAAAAGCAAAACAGACAAATATAATAGCGTGGGTTGCCACAAACTATCCTAGTCTACAACCTGTACCAAATTCGGCTGATAAATGACCCATACTGTAACATACCTGAACACTGTTGCAATTCCCCCTTCTATAGATACCATTACGTCAGGGTCAGAACCTACAATATCACCTGATTATGATTGTGCAGTAAATGGCGAGACAAACATCCAAATTCTGATCACTGCAACTGGAAACTATCCTGTATCAATCACATCAGAATCAATATCAGGAACAGATGCATCGCAATTTTTCCTAAGGACAATATCGCCATCTTCGTTAAACACGTCAAACCTTACAGAACAGATGCATATTGTGCCGATAATGTTCAGGCCTACATCATCAGGTGCAAAGAACGCAGTGTATAATGTAACTGTAGAGGGAACATCTTATGCTATCCCAATTTCAGCAACACCACAGACAGCAACACTGCAGATCAAGGCGATAGGCGGATTAACCCCAAGTTACACAAGGGAAGCACCATGCGTAATAATGGCAAGAATAGACATGCTAAACTCTGCACTTCCTGCCCCACTATCGGAATGTTATTTTCGATGGGTAGTAACTCCGCCAAACTCAGAGACATTCATCGTACAGTCACAAAGACCAAACGACTCGTCAAGCTATAACCTTTTCAACCATTTTCCTGGCACTAGTATTTCAATTCCTGTACTCGAGGGACAGCATGGCTCTTGGTCTATGGTATGCTATGGGTATGTTCCAGGGGATGACGGATACACTCCATCATACACTTCAAACACGCTAAACATCACAGTCAATGCCCTAGGTACTGCAAAGACAACAAAACATGTTAGTGCAAACGGCTCAGGTGATTTTTCAGGCAGTAATACATCAAACAAAATGTCTTACTCTGGCATGAGAACAGACCTTGCAGGATCTCCATCTGTTGCAAACAATCGCCATTATATTTTATATGATGATGACGGGGAATTTCTGCATTCAGACAAGTTGGCACTTGCCAGTGTTGAAAACGTATCAATTGTAAAGGCATCAGGCGATACGCCGACACTGCGAAACAGCGACGGTACTCTTTTGAAAGAAACTATTGAATTGATAAGTCCAAAAGGGCTTTTCATTCAAAGTATTACTTTAGATCCTACAGGTGCAGGCCTTCAAGTCGCAGTCGATGCACAGTATCCAGAAAACGCATGTTTCTATGACTGCCATGCTCTGGGTGATGGCCTAAGCGGTGGTGCACATATAGGTGATTCATTCAGATTTCTTTTTTCATGTGGAAACGATACAGCATATCCAACACCGATGACCCAATGGCCAAACGGAATGGCCATAATCAATTGTACGGGTCAGGAAACAGAGGCATATTCAATAGCTGGATCACATGAGGCACTAGTCGAGATAGGAACCAGCTTCAAGCCATCACGTGACGAGTCATGTTTTAGGGCTCTCCAGCAGTTTGGATATCCAAACGGTATAGAAACAAGACCATATCAAGATAAAGGGGCTTGGTACTACAACGCGGTACTCTGCAAACACGATATGCAACATGCAAGCAGTTCAAACAAAAGCACATGGCGATTTTACGGCGGAAACTTTAACGAAACACACCTTTGCTACTCAAACGGATACATCTGGGCACCGATGGACAACAACGCAGATACCCCATCGGATCTAAACTTTACCGACAATCTCAAGTTTTGCCATCTATACATGAACTCCCAGAATATAGACGGTATGGAATTCAAGTCAGGTTCAGGAAATCTAGCACTTATAGGATCATTTCTTACTAGAAGCTTCAATACTGCAATGCTTGAATTTACTGATTTCATTAAGATATTACACTGCACATTTTACACCACCACAGGTACTGCAAAAATGATAATAGGTGGAAACATCATGAGCTATGGAAACCAGAACGATACAAGGGTATCAGGCGAGTTCAAGCATAATATCGTGATTGCAACACTTGACACCACAGGAGGCTTGATGTTTGACGACACAAGTATTACTGGCTCAAGATGGCCACACACTGCAACTAATTCAATATTAAACAATATCTTTCCATCTACATACAGAAAAAACTACGATGTTATGGGGTCAACACATACAAGCATATCTGCATTAAATGCACTAACTCAGGCAAGCGGAAATGTCGAGACAGACATCACACTTGATGCCAATGGAAGACCAAACGAGGACGTTTCATCTCTTGGCAGAGATTCAAGATACTATTTTGATTATTTCCTTAAACCTTTAACTTCTGCTGACACTTGGGCAGGAATGGCACAAAGCGCACAGATATTAACTAGAATGAGAATTAGGACTTGATATGGAGTTGAAGAAATAGATGCCAGTATCAGAAACTTTCCTGTTAAAAGAAGATGGTGGATTTTTACTAAAAGAAGACGGCGGAAATCTTGTACTTAACAGAATAACTGTAGTTGCCCCAGTAACATACTCACATGTCACACTAGGATCTGCTGACGATACAAGACAAAGACAACGCAACAGGCCAAAACAAATCCTAAGGCTCACTGTAGAAATTCCAGTAAAGGGAATCAAGATTGTCAAATATCACACTAAAGCTGACATTGTCGGGCTTGTAAAGAAAACAGAAAGCACCAAAATTCCATTTGAGACAATACTGGTTGTAAGAAAGAAAACTGCTGTTCCAGTGGAGCAAAGCAACATCATTGCACGTCAGCGCACACTATGTGCTGTATCTGGAGTAAAGAAACCAGACACGGTCAGCCTTGAGATAATCAATGTTGTTGAAACACTTCGAGGCATCCATAAAATCATGGCAAAACAGGACAAACTTAACACATTAAAACGACTACTTGAAAAAGTAACGGATGAATGATGTCTGTAGATTACCTCGAGATAGAAAAAACATTTGAGATAAACGAGACTCTTCCAATTACAAAAGGAAGATCACCAGAGCCAAACCAAGGCTACAAAAAGGCTTTTACACATTCGTCGTCTTGGATTGGAAACGTGAGATATAACCCACAAAACCAGACAATGAGAGTAATGATGAACGACAAGGGATACGGCTTTTGTGGCGTTCCAGAATCAGTATATGATTCTTGGGAAGGCTCACCATCAAAGGGTGAATTTTGGTGGAGAAACATAAAAGACCAGTATAATTGCACTGCACTCATGGAAACGGTAACAATTGAAGGATCTTGCAACGAATGCAGATTTTTTGTAGACGGCGGATCATGCGCACTAGTAAAGGGGTCTATAGACGGGCAAAACGGAGGGTGTAAATTCTTCAAGGCTGGCAAATCCCTTCCATTTAACACACAGATTTCCCCAATTTACGAGAAAAAGCACGCGTTATATGATGAAAGTCCAGTGGAGCCGTATCTGTCAGAAACAATAACAAAAGACATCATATCAAGGGAGCACGAGCTGTTAGATGATGGCGTCCCAGAGAATGAAGTACATGACATTTTACAAGCAGAATTTCCAGACGAGTTTATAGCTGATACGTTAGAAATAGATGAAACAATTCCAGAGTTTACCGATACTGGATCAAAGATAAACTCCGAGCCATCAATGCACAATGAGCACGGTCACAGCATCACAGACCCAAAGGTTCGTGGTTATGAGGGAATGAATCCAGACGTTGACTCTGTAGTGTTTGATTTGCCTCCGTTGTACAACAAGGAAAAGAAACTAATCCGTGAGACAATAGGGGAGTTGTCACAGCAGTTCAACTGGATGACTCCTGATTATCTGCAAAAAGTTTCCGAACTTGGCAAGCATGTCAATGGCAGGTTTGTGCTTGTCAGGGCATCAGCTGAGGCTATTACAGATCACAGGTCAGAGGGTGAGAAATATCGCAGATTATTACGTGGTGATGAATTGGCACAATTAACCAGAACAGGGATACGAAAAACAACTGACATAAATCATTTGGGAGTTGAATACAAGGTTGATTCTGATGTCCTTGATGCCGAATATGATCCTGAAAGAAAAGAGTCCCAGATGCTTGTTCATTTGAGAGACCCAGAAATAATCAGATACATCGAAAATGGGGATATCAGCACAGTATCAATAAACGCTGGAGTACCACGACACATGGAAACCGACTGCAATACAGGCGAATGCTTTGTTGTGCCAAGAGGTCTAATACTTGGAGAACTGGATGGCATTGCCTTCACATGGGTCGTAAATAACCCAAAGGGAATAATGTGGAGAGGAAAACACATACGTCCTGCAACTCCTGGCGTTAAAACGACAAAGATCGAGTTGTTGTAACCTTCCAATTTATAAGAAAGATACCAGTTATCAAGACAGTGCCCAAAGTCAATCCCTTAATGTGTTCCCCATCTCCGAGGGATATCAGAAACGTCTATGAGGCATTAAAAGGAACGGGGTATGATCGGCTATATGCGAAGTACTATCCTGAAAGAATAGCTTACAATTTAATGCGTGATTATTTTCTTGACCATGAGGAATATACCCACTTGGTTATATGTCCTGATGACCTGTTAATTGAAAAAGAGCACATTGACAATCTTATCAAGGTTTTAGAAGAATACGATTATCCTACACTTTCAGGCGTTTGTAATGTAGACTTGGCAGGAAACAAGGATAAGTTAAACATCACTGAGAACTTGCCACATCCTCAAAGAATGGTCCCAGAAAGAAAACAAATTGGCTGGAGATTTTATTCGTGGTATGCAAAAAACACACGCTTTGTTGATCCAATTATCAGAGTACCGTTTTCAGGATTTGCAGCGATGTTTATCCGCAGGGATGTTGTGAAAAGATACCGATTCATTGATGACTCCAAGTTTAACGGCACCCCTGAATTGATAACAGGTGCAATTGATGTGATGTTTGCCAACACATGCGCCATTGAAAATATTGCCCAGATGGTAGACACAAGAGTCAGAATGAAGCACCTTAAAGGTGGAGAAAGATTCTTTGACATCACACTTGGTGATGGCGAGCTTAGGCTTTACCATGCAAACAAGGACACGTATGAAATTGTTCAGCAGGAAGCCAAGGGGAAAAAAAGATTATGGAGCCTCACAGGTGGTAAAGTCGTAGAAGGTATTATCGTTGACTGACTTATTATATTATGGTGGAATAGTTGCCGCTGTGATAACTCTATTAGCCTTTGTTCTGCAATTAAAAAAAATGGTTATAACAAAAGACACGACAGGAATATCATATCATTTGTCTTTTTGGTTGTCATTATCCATGCTATTATGGGTTGGGTTTGGTCTAAGTCTAGACGAACCAGTAATTTGGGTAACTAATGCCATAGGGGTGTCACTAAATGGCTGTATGATATTTGTGAAGTTTATCGTTGAAAAATAACCCCTGAATTGATTATAATCGCAAAATAACAGCGAGTTTCGCAATACTGACATTGATATACTAACACGCAAACAATACGCATGGACAAATCCATTAAAGAGAAACTGTTTTCTCTGAAATCTTACGAAGAGGCAAAGCCAATCCTTGAAACTGTTTCAGTTTCAGGCCATGAATTAGCTAAAACAGCCTACAGCATTATGCAAAAACAGCCAATCATTGCAAACTCATTTCTCAAAACTGTCATTCAAGAAATTGAGGACAAAGAAGAGGAAAAGAAAGTTGCAGAATCAGATGGCGGATCTTCACATCAAGCAAGCTCTACAACTGGACTTGAGAAAAAAGGCACTGAACACGATGCACCAGAATCAGCATCTGCACAACCTGACAAAAAAGACCAGATGGGCGTAGCAATAAACGAAGCATTCCCTCCAATGATGCCACCAATGCAAGGCGGTCAATGTGGACAACCACAAATGAACCCACAGCAACAAATGCAATACACCATTAGCGAAACTGTAAAACTATACATGAAACCAATTCATGAAGCATTGAAAGCTCTCGATAAAAAGATTAAAGAAACACAGAAAGAAACTCCAAGATCACTTGAAATCGGTAGTACAATGGGTAAAGTAATTCCCAGAATTAAAGAAACAACCAATTCCCAAAACGATTTGGAGAACGCTCGCCAAGAGATAACAAGAATGAACAACATGATTTATTCGGGCAAGTACTAGCCCAAAAAATCTTTTTTTTACGAAAAACGCGATATTGACACTTAAATTATAACGAATGTAGCAAATACATGACCGATAAATATCCGGGTCTTTATGATGGTGCAGCAAACTCTGCTGCCGATGTAATCAATTCAATAGCTGACGAAGCTATCTTAATTGGTTCTCCAGTCATTCCAGTTGCAGCAGGCACGGGGGAATTAGATTCTCGTGTAGAACCTACAACTGACGGAACACTAGAAATTGCTGGTGTTGTAGTTGGCGGAGATAACAACGGCATCTTTGTAGATGGCACCACCACCAACGACGGACAAGCTGCAGCAGCAGCAGGTGAAGCGGTAAAAATCTGCACAAATGGTAGATGCAAAGTTAGAGTCGATGGATCAACAGGAGGCGCAAACTCAAACATCGCAATAGGCGATCCTCTAAGTTGTTCCGGTACTGACGGAATTGCCCAACGAGCAGTGGCTGGAGACTATGTCTTTGGTCGTGCAAGACAAGCAAGTACGGCATTTACTGACGCTATACTATGTGATGTAACAAGGGAGGGCATACTATAATGGCTAAGTCTGGCGAAACTGTCAATCGTAGTCTATTATTGGAGTCTGACGAATTTACAGGCATACGTGAAGCACTCAACGACGCTGCCGACGCATACCAACAAGCAGGAAAAACTTGGGATTTCTGGAGACCAATCAGGGAAACACCACTAGCTGTGTTCTTTGACAAATCTCCTGAATCAATGGAAAAAATGAAGCTAAACCCAAATCTTGACAGAATATGGCACGAAAGATATGGTATCAGAATCGGACAATATGCAGGCAAGGGTGGACACGCAGTTAGAGAAACTGTTTCTGTTCCATCAACCCTTTCCATATTGAAGATCACTGACAGTATCGTCGAGGGTGCAGAACCATACTCAGACTGGAAACAATACTCCAGACTTGAACAAATGGATGCACCTAAAGTCAACGTTCCACGTACAAAATACACAAACCAAGTGGGTGGAGCTGATGCAAACACCATTGATATCTTCAAGGAAGCTGGAGGTAAACCACCAATAATCGGTGGAAAGATGGAACCAATCGAGCTTGACTGTTCTAACACAAAGAACTCATTCCGAGGAACCATCAGAGTGGAAAGAAACGACGTAAAGGATAACAACTTCCTTGCGGTCGAACAGCCATTGAAAAATGCTGGAAACCTGTTTTATTATCTCGCTGGAAAGCGCATAATATCACAAATGATTTCTGACACCACTGTAAACACCGATACAAGGGCAAACCTTGATTTGGCTACTTCCATCCAAAGCTATCTGGAATCATTGATGAACGTAATCCGTTCAAAATTCCCAGGAAGCCAAAGGAACACCGCAGACACAATGTTCATTCATCCAACCGATGCATTCAGTACAATAGTCACATCCTCAGGAGCAAGTGGCTCATGGCCATTCCTCGACAAGAGAATCTTGAGAGGTGATACAGACAGCGATGTCGTAAACAATTCTGGACTGGCTGCAGCACTAGGCTTGAAGAACGTCTGGGAAACACCACAGATCACACAGGGAACTGTAATGATCACAAAACGTGATGTTGCCCAAGTTGTTGGCTTAAGAGAAGACCTTACAATCGAAAACTATGATATGACCGTAGGTGGTCTCTATGACTCTGATCTTGTAATGAGATTTGATGTCAAAGAAGGCGACGAAAGCGGAGCATACAAAATCACATCCTATTAGGGAATTTTCCCTCTTTTTTTATTAACACTTTTAACCATACTTGCCAAGTTTTCTCATGAGTGGAACTTTACATTGTTTAAAATGTGGCCAAGTAGTTGAAGCAGAATCTTTTGCAAAAGCAGACGAATTGATTGATCATGCAAAGACATCTAAAAAATGCTCTGGTGATCCTAAAAACTTAGTCTGGTACGAAAGCCCCACAAAAACAAGCAAGAAAAGCAAATAACCGAGATGTCTAACTCTCGTGCTATTTCAAATGTCATGGAGACATGTAAACCATGAAACTTCCTGCTTTCTGCTATCAAAAGGCTTTTTGGTTATTATTCTCAATACTTGCCGCATCTTCTACTTCTGCAATTGTAGCAACAAACGCACAAATAGCATCAATTGATGACCGTGTGAGAGAAAATGAAAAACAGATAGCTCAAAACGATGTACCAGCACTAAAAACACAAATAAAGGAAGGTTTTATGCAAACTGAATCCAAACTGGATAATATAGGAAAACTTCAGGATGAATTAGTGAAGAACCAAGAAGTATTAAAGGCTCAGAACGATATAATGTTAAAATTATTATGCTATCAAAATAATAACTGCTAATTTTCAAATAATTAACACTTTAAAACTTATCAACGGATTATTCTCATGGCTGATTATGGTACTAGGAATAATGTTAAATTACGATTAAACATCAATACGGGGGCAACAGAAGCTGACTCTGCGATAGATCTTTATTTGGAGGAATCCGACGAATTCATCAATACACGAGTCACACTGATGAATGGAACTGCACCAATCACAGGTGATCAGGATCTTGATGCATTGGGCGAAGGACTTGCAGCATCACTATTCAATTACTGGACTTCACCGTCAAAACCTTCTGAGGGAATGAAGCACTACAAGGAAGCTATAGTGAATCACCTTCGCGCAAAGTACTCGGGAACTATGGAGCAGGAAGTCACACAAAATACTTTTTCAAAGACACGATCTAGAATATTTGGTACTGAATAATGGGCGATTCAGCATCCGACACACTGCGTGATGTTCTAGTATCAGCATGGAGTCCAGCAAATACAAGAATACCAAAAACCACGTCGGCGGGCATTGAACACATTGTTCATTTCTTGGCACATCCTCAAATTGTAGGAGGACACGAGTGGCCTATCGCAATAGAGATATCAAAAGTAATGGATCCGCCAAACAACGAAAACCAGATAATACATCCTAGATTTACAGAGGTTCATCATACCTATACAATCACATGCAGGTACAGGGTCAGAAACATAAACGAGACTTTGTTTAATCAAGCATTTGAAGACATTGAGGACATGTGTGTCGAGGTTGTCAGGATATTGCAGACCCAATACGACCCACGAACTAAAACAGGTGCATTTTTTCAGTGTAGATATAACTGGTCAAACCAAGACGACGCCAAAAGCGAAAAGCCAGAACTGAAACGAGTTCTCTCATTTGATTTAATCCACATCCAGTCAAGGAGTGGTACAACATTTCAGGGATATGGAGGCGTGTTGGCATTTGACACATCCGCGACCGTAGCTGACTCAAAACCAGCATCAGACTATGAATATACAGAAGCATTCAATGTGGAAACTTCAGAGGGAACAGAGGTAATCGAGGCGTTAGGAAAAGATACTGCAAACGGTTTTCGTGTACCCAAACTTGGCTCTGGTGCATTTAGGGGACAGTTCAGAGCCCAAATCTATCTAAAATCAGGAGACATCGGATCAACAGCAGACAAGCTAAACAAGATATACATACTACAGGCAAATGGCGAACATGCCTCTGTCGTTTTTTTACATGACACATTAAACACATCATCAAACACATTAACGCAGACGTCAACTGTCAAAATCACAAACATTACAAAATCAACAACGGATGAAAATCTTGTCAAAATGACAATAGAGGGGAGACTGACAAAACCGTCAGTCTTTGTGGTGGCATAATGGCTGACGCTGGAGAGCTTACTGAGTATGTGAATGCTGGTAAAGTTACAATCACAAATTCCACTGACGCCCTGACATTCAAGCAACTATCTAACATACGAGTGTTCATAGAGACTGCCGTAACAAAAAGGCAAAGGACTGACAGTGTCCTTGAGAAACTTGTTGATCTAAGGGATTTTGCAATTGAAGGAGAAATTTATCTTACATCTCCAGAGCTGGTGACGTGGGTTGGCTACACATCTCAGACCAACAACAAACTGCCAGAAAAATTATTCATCGTTTCATTTACCGATGAGTCTGGTAATCCAACAACACTCTCAAGTGATTTCATACTTACACGTTTGAACTTTATCGCACCAGAAAAAGGATATGTCATCTATTCAATAAGGTTGGAATCTGTCGCAGGAGTGGTTGGTTCAACATGAGTTTTGCACCAGTTGGTGGGGGTGGTGATATTGAAAGCGCTTTGCGTCAGATGATAGAGCAGTATCTCAACGGCATGATAATAACCAGTGCTGGAGGGGATTCACCAAAGACAAACAAAGTGCTTTCACTTCCCGAGGTATCTGGGTTTAACGAACTGTTCAGCAGTGCAGTACGAAACGCAGTAGGTTCAGCAACACAGACCCAAGACGGCATAGTACAAGAGCCAGCAGGATTTTCAGAATCAAACGCAATTAGTTTGACACGAAGAGCCGTATCTACTGCAAGAAACCCCGAGTCACTTGTTGCCGAGGGACTACAGTATTTGCCACACGCTGCCCTTGTGGGGTTGGCAATTTCACTAATACCTTTAATCATTAACGAGTTGACAAAGCCAGGAGGAGTGTTTGATTTGAGATTCAAAAGAATCATGGCAAAGGAATTCAATTCCTTGATGGACAGGCAGACACAGTATGATGTTGCAATCGGTGTGAGGGGGGAAATATTTCAATCACGCGCTGGATTCATCAACAGGAATGGAGGAGCCACAAACGCAAACTCTCTGAGAATAATAAGAGAGGGTGGCATAAACAAAAACCATATCACAGAAGTTGATTATATTGATCACTCGGAGGGACTCTGGTAAATGGCTGGAACTGGTTCAATTTTTAGAATCGACTCCAACGGTCAGACAGAGACCACAGCAAGATCAGCAGGTCAGATTATAGAATTCAACGGTGGTACTGTCCCAGACACTACAGGTCGCCTAGTCGCTACTGGTTTTCGTATGACACGAGATGTTGCATTTCATCCAAATCCAAGGAGAGCACTTACAAAAATTCAAGATAACTTATTGGGGGTCATGGAAATTATAGTAACGGGATATTTTGTTGATCATGATGCTACAGGTGGACCAGCAAAACTATTCAATTGGTCAAAGGATGCAGCAGTCAATGCTTCTTTGCCTTTTGGTCGATTCGGTCTGAGACTGGATGACTTTGCACAAGGCACATTAAACCTGACTCCATCATCCACTATAGGATACATACTTTACGACATCGACGTACAGGATGTTGAAATTCCACGTGATGAAGTCGGGTTTATTGCAAAATTCTATAGGAATGGATCTATATGACAGTATACAGCTACACAGTAACTTATGACCCAGCAGGAGACATCACTGGAACCGTTGATATTACAAATTACGTCCAAACAATAAAATTCAAGGAGGCTGGAACTGGAGAAATCCGTTCTGCATTTATGACGTTAAATTCAACTGAGGGAGCGTTTATCACAGACATCAACGGTGGCACAACTCCACTTATAGGCGAGTATGATCTTATACAGATTTCAGTAACCGACGAGGATTCTGTGACATTTACGCAGAACTACGAAGTGATAAAAACAAAACCTGTGGACACCGTCCAGCGTGGAACCGTTCTAGACGTTGAGTTGTTAGGACCAGAACATCACTTGATGAGGTTCCCATTTGCAAGGCAATCAAAAAGACGTGACCAAGCTGATTCAGCCTTTATTGTCTCACAGGATATCATCAAGATCTATAACGACACAAAAGGGTCTACACAGCCAAGCATTTCTGAGCATACAATCACGACAACAAACACCCTTCCAGTGTATACTGCTAACCATTATCCCTTCTCCGTTTCACAAATGTCTGTTTATGACGGATTGAAATACATACATGACCGCGTCGGGTCATCTGTCGCTGCAGGTGGTGGTGGTGACTTTTGGGAGTTTGGGTTTCGTAGAAATGTAGGAAATGAACGAGACCTAAAGTTTTTTTCTGTCATATCTGGCTCATCAAATTCAGGGGTAACACTTGCCGACTCTGTCGATGTTAATCCAGGCGAAGAGGAATCTGGAATAGAATCAACTTTGGCAACAGTACATGCAACGTGGGGGGCAGATGGCTACGGTTCATTACCTACAGAGATATCAAAATTTCGTGATGCTCTCACAGCTTGGAGGGCTATGCCTGATTATGTTTCAGGAACGACATATCCTGCAGACTCAATTGTTAGGCGAAGAAACACGGGGCCTGATACACAAGGAGATGAACTGCATTTCAAGGCAAACAAAAACACATCCATAGCACCACCAACATCACAGACAAACAACGCTGACTGGAACTCTTACACTTTTGCAAGTTTTATCACGTTAGAAGTACCACTTTCAGGCGTTTATTCACCTTGGACAAACGCATCCGCGTCTGAATGGAGAAACTCAGGAGCTAATCCAAGCGGAGACATGAATGATGATCCTCCAGATGCAGGATCTATACATGCATGGGATATGAATCAGGTGGTATACGATGGCACATTTTTTAGAACGTGGGTTGTCTGCAAGGCAACATCCCCAGCAGGAATCCCATCACAATATCTTTACTCTGGAACACAGCCCTATCGAGGTTTGCGCGTCTTAGTTAACGGTACTGGAACAGGGGCGTTTTCAGGATTCAATAACGACATTATGGAGTACGATGATGATAACGACGAATGGAGATTATTTCGTAGCACATCAGACAATGAGTTTGTCTGTGTTGATGCTGAGGCCAAAGTGTACAAGCTCATAAGTGGAACATGGACTGATGTCAGTACACAAAACGAGGCAAACGACGCATATCATCCAGTGTATGGCATAACAAATGTTGCTGGACACATGAACAAGCTTTTACCAGGTGGTGCTGGCACATTTGGGGATAACTCCGCAGTTCAGTATGAGTACAGATATTCACAAAACGATATCACTTCTTTGTCATCCCGTACATATTATAGAGCATGTGCATGTATTAACCTAAGATTCCCATTTCCATCTAACAATAGGGCAGTTATTCGGTTCAAGTGCAACAATACGCGAACCTGTAACGCTTGACACAAATAACATGGAGTATTCACCAAACGGGGCACGAGGGTTTAATCAATCAAATGCTGGAACGTTAGGTCCTTTAGACGGAATTAGATTCATGACCAAATTCAAATGGTCTTACAAAAAAGACGGCACTGGAAACCTCATACGAGCTGGAAATATACCATGTAGATGTTACATGTATGACATTCATGACAATGTTGCAATATCTGACTTTACAATTTCGCATAACGACAACTGGGAAGAAATTTCCATACCTTTCTCATCATTTAATGAGTACAGGGCGCGTATCCCTTGGAGCCTTGAAAATTCTGGCTCTAACGTGTTTTTGCAAGAACTGGAAATCTTGCAACGATTTGACTATACAAATATTGTAAAAATTGGATTACAGTGGATGGCTCCTTTTGATGACCAAGGAAGGTACACGTTGTTGTTTAACGCGTTTGGTGTTCTTTTCCCTAACATTGAGGATATCATAGCAGGGTTGTTCAATGACGGATTCAACATCAAATGGTCGATTGATGCTTTCCATTTCTCAAAACCACTGCTTGCAGTATCTGACCCAATAACAAGTGGGCGCGCAATGTTTACAGACTTTGATGAGGAACCGTTAATATTCAACCATTACCAGCTGACACAAGCTAATCTTGCAAAGCTTGAACAAAATCAATTCCGACACAAAACATTTGAGGTTCACACAGAGGGAAGGTTTAACATAGATCTGTTTGAGTCATTTAAGATCAACAATGACAGAATAATAATAGATGCCAACGGTGCAGCAAACACAGTCGAGCTTGTGGCTAAAGAAATCGAGTATATCATTGACAAGCCTGCTGCGGGAATTGGTGGATTCATGAGAAAAATAATAGGAGTTGCACGTCTAAGTTGACACAAAAGGCAAAAAAAAGACAAACTTCAACTGACCGTTTACGAGGACAGATTAGAAAGACAAACGAACTATACGCATTAAACAGAATCAACCGCACTCCTGTATCAATAGGCAACGCCCAGTTTGGAAATTTTGGTGGAAGTGCTGGAGGCGTTCAAGCATCACAGGGAAATTATCTACAGATATCGGGTGGCACGATGGTTGGACCAATCGCATATTATCCTGCTGTCGTTGTAATATCATCAGAAGAAATTAACATAGCACCTAACACATCATCCACACCTAGGAATTCATCTTATGTCATTGTATCATTTTCCAGCCCTGCAATACTTTCATTAATCTCTGGAGCATCATACGCAGGGCAAATTTTACTATTGCAAATTCCAGCATCAAGCACACTCACCATAGAAAATTACACAAGTAATGTTACTGGAAATATTGTTACTGGTGATGGAAACGATATAGTTGTGACAACTGGTTCTGATCCAGTTGTAATTCAATTGCAGTTTGATATCACGATTTCCCCCAACTCTAATAATGGTGGCTGGTCTGTGTTATACGCAAAGTCAATATCTGGATCAACAGCGACAGCTTCATTTCCACTCCAGGGACCAGTTGATGCAAGAGGGTTAGTATCGACAAACCAGAACATCTCATTATCTGATGCTGACGGTCATGTGACAACAATGACGCTTGACAACTCCGCTGCACCATCGATTGACATCACATTCTCAAACTATCCTGCAGCAGGAAAATTCATGGAATGGGAAGTTTGGATCACTCAGGATTCCACAGGTGGTGTATCTATAAACTGGCCAGCAGCAGTAGTCAACCCTCCAAATATATCCACGACAGCAAACACACTTAGCGCAGTAACTTTTCACACCCATGACAATGGCACTACAGTCTATGCGGTTGTAATACAAAATGCAGCCGCAACATCTGGAAACTTTGCAACAAGACAATTAAACAATCTTTCAGCTCCAGTCTTAAACACCGATATTGATGTTAACGCACACGAGTTAAACCAAGTATTCCGTTTAACAGGGTTGGATGCTGGCTCAAAAATAGAGTCAATATCCACAATAGGGTACAGATACAATATCCCAACAGGGCAGTCACACGATATTCGTGTTAACAATGTTTCTTCACTTGAGATTGATTCTAGCCTTGCTACTTTTGGTGTTGACCTAGATCTCCAATCCACTTTTAATGTTAATAATTTTGGTGTGCTTGCACAAGGAGGTACAGAAGCTGATGCTGGAGCTGTCAGGCTAATCAATAATGTTCCTGTAGCATGGCGAAACGCTGGAAATACTGCAAACATAACACTTAACGTGGGAACAAACGACGCATTTTCATTTAATTCTGATCTTGACATAAATGGTAATTACATGGATGTTGATGGAATTTCCACACCAGCAAACCCAACATCAGGAACCAGAAGAATATTTGTAGATACGGCAGACGGAGTGCTAAAAGTAAGAACATCAGGAGGCTCATCTATTTCTCTCGAAGGTGGAGGTCTTGGCACTCATAATTTGCTTGATGCTACTTCCCATCCTGACGCTGCAACTGGAACTGTAGCAAGAGGGGATCTTATCACGGGGCAAGGTGCAACACCCAAATTCACGAGACTTGCAAAGGGACCAGCAAACTACGTATTATCTATGGACGGCACTGGAACCGATATTATTTGGGCTGCATCATCTAGTGGGGGGGATCTTTGGTCTGATCCAATAGATTCAGCTATTACAACAGATGGAACCCCTAGAGCAGTTGGGACATCGCTTAACAGACTAGGCAATACATTTCTCACTAATCTTGATGTAAACACAATAACTGTTAGCGGATTAGGCGCATTTAATGGAGATGTATCACTCGGCAATGCTGCAGGTGATTCAATAACTGTTAACGGTACAATTGGCACAAATGTCAATATGGGAGAACACCAAATTAACGAAATTACCACCGCCACATTTTACGATGGACTTGGAAATCTTGTAGGTGACATACGCGCTGTCAACTCTTCTCCTGATATTCTGGAGATTCGACTTGGTGGTTCAACTGATTTTGCAATTTCTGATAACGGAACAGTGAGAGCTGACTTTAACAACACATTATTAACGTGGAGTTTTCAAGGATCAAACGTTTTCAAACTCCCACAAGAGACACAGATTTCTGATAGATCATCCGCACCATCAACTCCATCGTCTGGTCAAGCTTCATTATATGTAATTAATTCAGCTGGAGCGCAGTCATTACGAGTAAAATTTGATAACGGCACAGAAAAAACAATTACCACGGATACTTAGGTTTTCAATGAAACCAGTACATCCATGATAACCTTGATTTGTTCTTGAATTATTTTGTTGAGGTTTTCTATTTCTTTTTTCAAGTCATATACTTGGTTCTCTAATTCCATTATTCTGTTATCTTTTTTGTTAATCTCTAACTGTAACATCTCAATGTTTTGATCATAATCGCTTACTGATTCAATTGTTTGTGCATCCGACAATTGTAATGTTGGGTCTTTCTTTTCTTCCATGCTAAAAGTAAAATTATATTCTTGCCCCTCATAGGTCAGTTTGCCTGTATAGTCACCATACCCTGAAAGATATTTCATTCCTAACTGGAAACGAAAATCTCCATCAAAATCAACGGTCATTATCCTCTCTTCTAACAGATTGCCAGAACTATCCCATATCTCAAGGAACACTTGAGTTTGAGGTTCAGCAGTACCTAGTATGTCGACCATTCTGTGATCAGCGTCAACATTAAACTGTATCGGCAATATGTTAACTGCGAATGCTGATGGAATCAGAGTAATAGCAATAAAAAAAACTATTGCTAGTTTTGTCTTATCCATAACTCCAATGCCTCTTGTACGGCTATCGACAGATTCCCTTTTTTCATTCCTATTTTTTCAACCACTTTATTTCTGAATCGTTGATCCAGATCAAGTGTTATGTTGGATGTTATTGTAGTCATTATTGTACTCATTATCTTGTTTATAGATTATATAATTATATAGTTTACTACTTATTTGATAGTTTTAAGCAAAAGATATTAGAATCCTTTATGTACTAAAAAACATTGAATTTAATCTCAGATATAGCAGATTACGTTTTATCCGTAAATAACAGAATAATTCAGCTTCAACAGGAAAATGCAAATCTAAAAAAACAAAACGAGTTGCAACAAAAGACAATTGACAGTCTTACAAAAGAGGGGAAAAAATGATTGCCGTCTCCAGTAATGTTTTTTCCCAGCATCCTGACTACAGACAGAAACGATGGGGTCGTAACCATGTCTGATATCCTTTTCATGTCCGTAAAGGAACATGCAGGAAAAATGCGTGAAACACATGGAACCGCAACCGCTACAGGGGATTTATGTACAATTACTGCCAACACTGGAAAAGACATGTATCTCGCAAAGGCAAAGATCAACGGAGAAAGCAATGGAACAAGTGTATCTGAAGCTGTCCAGGTCGCCTTGAAGGTTAACGGTACCACAGTTGAAACCTTTGATGCAACTCTGGCTGGTGGTTCCGCCAGCGAAGGCGAATTTAGTTTTGAATATGAATTTGCATCGCTTGGGGAAAAAGTTGCTACAGGCCAGATAATCAAGCTGGAAGTCATAGCAATCTCTAGCACTGCATTAGTGGTAAACGGCAAGATAGAAGTGTTTGAGGAAACCACTGGAGATTCACCATTCCAAGCGTCAGAATTCTCATAGAATTAGGGCTCTGGTAAGTTAACGGTTGATAATTCTCACTGTTAAGTATCGGTTGATCGCCAAGCCCGTATAGTATGTCATAATCTTTTTAAGTAAAAGTAACGTACTATTCGTGAGAACAGCATTGGAATCAGACTCGATTGAGGTGATCGAAGAACAAGTGGTCACTAAGATATTCAAAGTAAGACTTGGAAAACAGATTATCACATTAGATGATGGACAAGCTTTTGTGTTATATCAACAACTTAAACAAAAATTCCACAATGGGAGTCAAGGTGCATTATCAAAATTTAATGAAGTTATTAACAAACCTCGGGAGTTTGGGTATAATAGTTATGAGGGGGCTCTAATCCCTGCAAACTATAAATGGTTTTCATCCAAAAAATCACAACTAAGAATTGGTAAAACAGCACAACAGTATCATTATTTTAAAAATCCTAAAAATGAATATGGTTTCTTAATAAAAAATGGCGTTACAAAACCATTTGTAAAATTAGGCAGTATTGATGATCCTGATTCTCCACTTAGTGAGATACTCAGAGTATCCCCTAAGGGCACACCATTCAAGAAAAGCTTCTATGTAAAAAAACATGTAAGCATAAGCAATCAGGCAATCAAGGCAATAGTAGACATTTTAGAATTAGAAGGCTTTTTGGAAGTGGTTGGGAACAAAAATAGTGCAATTTTGAGTTATCGTGTAACAAACAAAGGATTGGAGTTTGAGAACAGCATTGAACCGTTAAAAGTTCAAAACTCTCCAACCCTTCACTGATAACAAATGGGGCGATAGTCAGGTAAGTCGTGAGGACTCCTAATCTTCGAGCGCCGGTTCGAATCCGGTCCGCCCCACCTATTATAATTATAATATCAATAATTCAAATAAAAAGAAACACGTTGTCTCACATGGTAACCACGTAATGAAAAATTTTGGTTCTGTCCAATCAACGGTTGAAACCTAGGCTGTAAAAAGTCGGTTGATGGTATTAGATTTTTTGTATCTGAGTTCTGCTATGTATTTGACTGATATTTTCTAGTGCTTCAATTCGACTGATTCGAAATTTTAGTACCGTTCAGTACCGAATTAATATATCGAAAAATAAAAATCAAAATTAAGAACAGGTATGTGAATTTTATATAAAAAATGTATAATGTTATGTATGACCAAGACGCAAAACTTAAACAATTATAAAACAAATCAAAAGTGTTCGAATATGACAAGCAGTATCCAAGTAGTAAAATCAGGTTTCGGAAAATACCAAAAAGGCGAAGGGGAAATAGCTTGCACATACGCAAACGCCGACTTAGCAGTAAAGGCAATGTTAAAATCCATAAAAGAATAATTTAATGAGTGACCTACAAAGTATCCCTTTCCAGACTTTTTAAAGAACAAGTTGCACAAATTAAAGAATTTGATACCATAGTCAATTCTAAGAAAGTTATTCAAAATATCAAAGAAACAGCTACAGATTTAGAAAAGATGCAGAGATCAGGAATATCTCTACAAACAACACGTATTCAATCAAAAGTAAATGATACAAATTACACAGTAGTTTACAAAGTGACCAATAACCCTCACGATAAATTAATAGCTAGAAGAATCATTAGAAGCAAATAGATCAACTCTTGCTTGTATTCTGAATTAATGTAACCTATTTTTTGATGCTAATTCTATCAATCCTTTAATTTTATTGTCTCCTAAATCCATTTTAATTCCAGCTTGTTCTGCTGGTGTCTTACCTAAGCTTGAATGTTCTCTACAAAAGTTGTAATGAACCCTCATGGCTTCAATTAGCTTTTGTGAAGATTCTTTTGTATTCATTCCTCGCATTACTTTTTCTCTATCTCTCATTGTACCGTTAAGGCGTTCTACTCTAGAGTTTAATCCTTCATTTCTTACGGATATACTTCGAATGTTTTTTGTTCTAGGATTTTTCATGGTATGAAATTCCTTTTGAAATGCTTTATCATAAGAGAAAAGACCATCATGGATTACTGCATTAGTTTTTCCAGTTTTTGATTTTGCATCTTGGAATACTGCCCTTGCATCTACGATTTCCCTACGTTGGCTTATCATACTGCTTACCCAAAATCTTGTAGAATCATCCATGTAATTCCATAACCATTGATAGTTGCCTTTGTCTATCTTTTCACGTCTTACATGTACCACCATTTCATCTACCTGAAATACTCCACCTAGATGTGGTGGATTTAGAGAATTTACAAAAGGAGATACTACCTCACCAAATCTTTGAACCCATCTTAGTACTGAAACATTTGATATGCTTACACCATAGAACTGTTTTACATGATCAGCCACTTTCCTTAGTGAAACTCCCTTGAAATACAGGTCAATCGAGGCACAAATCAGCTTGGGTTCTTTCTTTGAGTTTTCAAATCCAGTATTCACTACGAATCTATATTCACATTCACGACAAAGATACTTTTGAGATAATCCTTTCTTGTTGTGACGCTTGCCATCTTTTACTATATTTTCAGATTTACATTTGATACATTCTATGTTTTCAGTTGACCCGATAACTAATGGTTGAACAGCATCTTGGGAAATGATTTTCTTTCGAAGCTTTTTGGAAAATAAAATTGCACATACATGTTTGCATTGAATTTGTCGGAATCGAAAGTCTGGACAACTGCAAATCCATTGACCGTCTTGACGCCCACCGAGATTGTGCCCGTATTCCTTTCTTACGTTGTACCATATTTCTTCATTAGATTGTGAGCGAATCTTGTAGTTTAACTTGTTGATTCTCTTGATAGGGTGATTGATAGATATGATTTCCATTCCTCTAACTTGTCTTTGTAATTCCTGAGTTGTTTGTTGGTACATACTTTAGTATATACCATTAGTGTATATAAGTTTTAATATACTATGGTATATACCACAATATGGTTGATGAAGCTGACGTCAAAATCTACAAGGTAGGAAATCGACATAGCATCAATCTGCCTAGTGCATTGGTTACGGACAGCTTATTTCCCTTTACACCAAATGAGAGTCTAAAAATCAAGATTGAGGGCAAAAAATTGACAATTGTCAAGGCTAGAAATTAAATACTAGATCGAGTATGTGTAATCATATCAAAGGCAACAGAATCAACTTGAGAACTGGCTTGCGTAATCACCAGTACCGACATTCAAGTTGTCTCTCCACTGTCTTTTCCTTTGATATGACTACCATAATTCTTTGATTGTTGCCCATGCATCTTATCCCAACCCTCTTTAATTGAAGCAATAACTGAATCAACCACTGCCCAATCTGCTACTGATATTATATCCCAGTCAAACTCTCGGTCATTGGTTTTAATTAAAATCGGATATTTCCCTTTTGGTAATTTGGTATCTTCACCTTTGGTATTGCCGTCTGATGATGGCGT